GCCCTCTGAGCGTCTGATTGACATGAGCAGAATAAGAACCACGTCGGGGTCACCCTGTCCTACGGTCTCTTGCTACGAACATGCGTGGAATAGTCCATCGTCGAACCCAATAGTTCGTACGGTGGCCTATCACCCGTTTAAGACGTCGCCAGTGACCTGGACGGTACCAAATGGATATACGGACCAGGTGTCAAGTATATCCGATGATACCGGGAAGGATGGCCGCTTTCGCGGCTGTACCCATACCTGGGAGACCAATGAGTTTGATGCTCCATTTGTCGAACACCGGATGTATCGTGGCTGGGGCGGGAACGCCTACGCCATAAACATCTCGGCATCGCAAATAAGCACCACGCTCAGTCTTCGTACGCCCCCGCCGATAGATATGAATGCATATGCTGAACAAGCACTTGCATTTATGCTACCGTCGCTGAACCGAGGCACCTCTCTGGTGAACTCGGTCTTAGAGCTAAAAGATCTAAAGCGTATGAATCCCACTGGGTCCCTTAGGCGCATTCTTCAACGCAATTCTGCGTTGAGGGATTTGCGTGATCCAAAACGGCGACTTCAGTTCTATAAGGAACTTGTCACCCGCTTGAATAACGCGCATCTAAACACTCAGTTCGGAATCGTTCCCTTAATCAAGGACGTATTCCAGATACACGACGACTTGACCACTCTGTCCGAGAGGATAGAGAGACTCAAGAGGTTCGCTGCTACGCCGCAACAAAGGCACTATAAACGTACCCTACCGGAGTCATCCGGAGTTGCGTCGCATAGAGACTGGGTATATGCCACCTCTAACAATTCGGTATCTTGGACCTCTGGTCTGATATCGGATTGGCAAGGGGCAGGCGGCCAGCGTTCAAATATTACGCTTAAAAGACGTAGTAGATGGCGCTTGCGACCAGTCTATCATGCAACGATGAGGTATATCTATACCTTGCCGTTGATGGATAGTCCGTTGGAGAAGATCTATGGTCACCTAGATGCCCTTGGGGTCCGATTGGACCCCGGGATTCTATGGAACGCTATACCTTTCTCCTTTGTCGTCGACTGGGTAGTCGACGTCTCCGGTTTCCTGAGTTCTTTTGCTCGGGATAACTATCCTATCAATGTAACGCTTCTTGACTTTTGCCACTCTTTCAAGTGGGTCAAGGAGGCTGAAGTAGAGTGCTCTTATGCGACGGATCCAACTTTGGTGTCTAGTGCGACGCGCATTGCTGCGCAGTCGCCGACATCAGTTGGTTGGATTCCGGTGTATAGAGGTACTCGAGCTTCATATTCCCGCGTCTTGGCAACCCCAAGTATCCACGCGGCACAGGTCAAGGCTCCTAAGTTAAGACAAGCTGCCCTTGCGGGCAGTCTACTCTTAGCTCAGACAGGCCTTGGCAAGTATAATCGCTATCTATCGTCGCTGGGTAGGACTATTCCTACTCCGCGGCGCCGATAGTAACCAGTTACACTGTGTGTTCCTATGCCATTCTTTTTCAAGAAATGGATATTCATAAGGGCTCATCAATTGTAGCTGTCCACTGAACACAAACTCTAACGATAAGTCAGAACCTATGCTAACAGCAGACCTGAGTGTGACCTCCAATGCGGGGTCCATTACCCTCCCCGGATCTTCCGGGGCAACTACCTTCGCCCAGATAACTGGGACAGGTAATTCGTCATCCATCGTGCGGCGCGTTGCTGCAACTGCGAATACCACCCCACAGACTTTGACCATTGGTCATACTGTGAATGGTACCGGGTTTAACCAACGCTGCCGGAGCGTGGTCCGCATGGACTACAAGGCTGTGAACACCGATATCGCTGATACCGGTGGTGTCACGCCCAGTGCGTCCGCGTACCTCGTTCTCGATCGCCCCATCCAATCGGGTGGTGCGATTACCGACACGGTTCTCAAGACACTGTTGGGCGGCCTTCTCCACGTTCTCGTGGCGTCCGGTCAGCTCGACAAACTCTTGAACCAAGAGGCCTAAAGCCTCTAAAGGTGGAAAACCTCTCTACCGCAAGCGTCGCCTTTCGGCGCTCCGCAAGTAGTAGGAGGATCCCTGCCTGGTGATGACGGGTATTGGAATGCTATGGGTATGCGATGTAGCATATGATAATCTGGCTGGACTCTAACCAATAGAATAATATCTATGGCAAAAGTGAAAAGCCGGTCCTCCAAGGGGGATCAACGCATCGGGATGTATAAGCCCGCTCTGCATTTATCCTTCTATGAAGGACTTATCACAGCTACGTCGCGAGACGTGGCACTTACCTGCGGTCGATCAGACTCTGAGCTCGAGCGCGATATCGAAGAAATTCGAAATCGTCTCAAGAATGAGGGGATATCGTTCTTGACAAGAACGCTACCCCTACTTGGCAAGAGCCTGGATAAGGCTCTAGCCACTGACACTGCTCTAGAGGTTACCGGTTTTAAACTCCGGAAAGCCTCGAAGCTACCGTGCTTTATGCACGATGTCTTCAAGCAAGTGTTTGGGTCTGACGGCAGGGAACGCAGCGATGCGTCCCCACAGGCAGTGAAGGCAATTCGGCAGATATCGTACTTGTTTTACAAGTTGAATCTACCGCCGACCGAGGAGCAGAAGGATGAAACCATCCAACTGTTCTTAGAAACTGATGAAAAAGTTGTTAACTCTGTTAACGACCTCTCCATTACCCATGATTCGGATCAAATTCTCAAGAGCGCTCAGACTCTCGTCTGGCGTGTCCTTGCGGATATCGATCCATTTAGGTCAAAGTTATTTTGGCCTAAACATGGTCCTGGGGCGGTTGCGACGGGTGAGAAAGCGTGGGAAAAACCTCGATTCAAAAGATACTATCAGCGGTTAGCTGATCAGTTCCCTTATGATCAATGGTTTTTCTTTAATACTACTCACCTGTGCGACCAACTGTCACAGTTTCTGAGCCTCCCGGAACTTGATGCGGGTACGGCGAAAGTCGTACTCGTTCCCAAGGATTCGAGAGGCCCTCGGTTAATATCATGTGAACCATTAGAGTACCAGTGGATCCAGCAGGGACTCATGCGTGTCTTGGTTAAAACCATAGAACAGCATAAGTTAACCCGGGGTCTCGTGAACTTCACGGATCAAACCGTGAATCAGCGACTGGCACTCGATGGGTCCGTAAACGGGACCTATGCAACACTTGATATGAAGGAAGCCTCGGACAGGGTGGGTTTAGCGCTTGTAAAAGCGCTATTCCCTCCTCTCTGGTTCGACGCGCTATTCGCGTGTCGATCAGATAGTACGAGACTCCCTGACGGGCAGGTTGTGTACTTGAAGAAGTTTGCTCCAATGGGATCAGCAGTTTGCTTTCCCGTTGAGGCGCTCATCTTTTGGGCACTATCAACCGCTGCCATCATGTGGCATAAGCATAAATACGGCGCGCATTTCTTAGGCTCTCAATTGAGAGACTGGAAGCACTTCCGCAGTATGGGTGTTTATGTTTACGGCGATGATATCATCGTACATAGCGAAGACCATGCTATAGTACGACAGTATTTGCCTTTATTTGGACTCCAGTTCAATGAAGCTAAATGCTGTACAGGCGGATTCTTCCGAGAATCCTGCGGAGTTGATGCCTACAAAGGCATCATTGTCACTCCTCTCAGATTGAGACCTGTATGGTCATCACGCTTAATCGGTACGGAGTACCTTAGTTACGTCGCGTTTCACAACGCGGCGGAAGCCAGGGGCTTCTACAACCTATGCGACTACCTTCAGGATCATATCCAGAGCATAAGGAGAACACCTTATGTTCCCGGGGACTCACCTGGGGAGGTAATCGGCCTGGTTGATAGCCGGAAGAACGCCATTGACGAAAACAAACGTTTGCACTTTCGCACTCGGTTATCGCTCGACGGTCCAAAAGACCCTCGGCGTCCGAGTACGCAGTGCTACGAAATATATTCGTGGATGGCCAGGACTCGCACTAAATGTGCCAGCCTTCCGGGTTGGGATGAGATGCAACGAGTTGCGTCTCTGTTGGGATCTTCCGTGAGGAAGGACCCCAATTGGCGGATAGAAGCTGCGAAGCATCTATCGGCTAATCCGGCTCCATGCGTTGCGACCTATGACCTGCCACTCCCTATACCTTGGGAGAAGTGGGTCGAGGACGACACGCATGTTACGGCGTACCATTACCCCGTGCCACGTCG